ACACTTGGGCTAACATTTTAAAACAACAAAAACAATTAAGGCATTTGAAGGAGTGTCGCAGGTAACCAATCCTGTCTAACCTTTTGTTAATGCTCTAATGAGATTATTGTTTGTAAATACGGTTGGCTACTGGTTAGCCCAAATAAACTATAAGGAGATACTATGGCTAAATCACACCCAACTTATGATGCTTGGGGAAAAAGACCAAAACTAACACCAGAGGAAAGACAAAAGAATGTAACGTCTTACCCTGCATTCTCAAAAAGAAGATATAAACTTGAAGAAGAGTTTGCTGCTAAGTATGGTAGAGATTGGTTTCAACCGAGGAAAGTAAGATAGATGAAAGATAAAAAAGTATTACGTGGGCTAGAAGATGGTCCAAAGAAAACAAACAATGATAAAATTATATCTTTGTTAAAAGAAAAGATAAACGAAGGTGCTAAAAAGTATGGGGAGCAAGTTCCTATTGATGGAAGTAGGGACAATTTAAAAGAAGCAATAGATGAATTACTTGACTTATGTATATATTTGTCCGCTGTTGCCCTGGAATTACACGAAAAATACCGAAATGCTAAATGAAGCACGAGGTTGTACCTTCAGGGCAATCAGTGTAATTAGTTGATAGTTATATCCAAAAGAAAAAGATAATGGATTCTAGGGCTATTCTCGTAAAGAAAATTTCAGATAAGTGTCAAAAAAATTACTGATTCTCTTTTTTCTGCTGTTGTCTGAATACAAACCTATATATAGTAAGAGCATCAGGTTCTAAGATAGGTTGGTCAGGGTGTGCCCTGTTCCAAGAAGCTAGTTTTTGTTTAGCTGCATCTTTATCTTTCTTTAAAATATCTTTAATGATTTCGTTTTGAACTCTATTTCTTTGATAAGTAATCTTATCTTCATATTGTTTCTGTGATTGCACACCTCTTGTAATCATTCTATTCAGATTAGAACCAAGCAACTTTGTAAAGGCAGGTTGATTTCTTCTGGTTGCACCTACAATACCATAGTCATCTTGCTCATCTATTATTTCTTTCACACCATTCCAAATAGAAAACACATCATCTAATATCACAGGTGTCACAATAAACTCAGCAGTATCCATTACACTTTCAGCTGCCATAAAATCTGTGACCACACCCATCGAACCAACTGCGGCTACCTCTTCAATAGTAGGAGTCAATAGTTCTAACCAGTAGTCAGTTCTTTTGTAGTTCTCTTTGCCACCAAAGAATCCAGGTCGTAGTTCTTCAAACTGAGTTCCAACTCTTTCTAAAAGTGGAGCATCTTTATCGTACTGTCCTGTTGGTGCTAGTTTAGATTTGTTCCAATCATATTCATCTTTACCAGAGATTAAATTTTGTATCAACTCTCTAGCCTGTAAAATAAATTTACCACCAATACCTGCACCAATAGCTAATCGTAATACTGGTAGTACATTTCCTTCTTGCACTTCTCTTGTTAATACATCTTTAATTAACTTGGCTTGTTTGAATCCAAATGTTTTTAAAACTATGAATGGTCTAACCATAGGCTCTGTCATAAACAATGGCTCTTTCAACAAGTTACGTTGTAACTGTGAATCTTTAGAAAACTTGATAGCTCCACGTTGCAACTCTTCAAAGCCTAATTCTTTTTTACCTGTCCAAGATACACCATAGTCATTAAATAGTTTTCTCTTTGCCCAAGCAGTTCTTGATTGTCCTGCTAATGTATCTTTAATAATAGAATCTTTCATCTTCTTTGATAGTGGTACACCTTTTAACATTACTGATTCACCATTAGCAATTCTATTTAAATATCTCATTGTGTCTATACCAATAGACGCAGAGGTTTCAAGATTAACTCTATTGATACCTTCAAACCCTGTATATTTTAATATGTTTTTTAAAACTTTATCACTTCTAGTTTCTTCACGTTTGATATTACCTGCTAATACTTCTAATGTTTTTAAAAACTCTGTGTCTTTATGAAAGCCCATTTCATTTAACATATCTTTTCTATTACCAGAAACAAATCTTTTTATATAAGAACCAATACCAATTCTAAAGTTTGATAATAACAGTGATGAGATTAAAGGCTGAGTAATATTGACAAGCGTAGCTAAACCACCACCAATCTTAGTAGCTACCTGGAAGTCTACCATACCTTGTATAAAATCTTTATTCTTAAAGTTTCTCATTGGGTCTAATTCAATAGCACCACTTACTCTAGTAAGTAATTCTGTAAGGGTGTCTGCTGTTTGTGCATCGGTTCGTCTTATATTATCTACTAAGTTCAATGCATCATCAAAGTTTTCTCCAAAGAATCGTTTAGTAGATATTTGATTTGCCATTTGTTCTGAGTAGTTAATTATGTTAGCAACAGCATTTGTTTCAAATATGTCTAAGTCATAACTATCTCCCACCCAACTTATGTTTGCAGTTCTTGTTTTAGATATATTGTTAAATGGTCTAGTAGCAGTTTGTATAATATGTCTATCCATATCTGCTAAGACTAACATATCATCTCCTTTGTAATGACTTCTTAGTGTCTCAAAATATTTTACAATACCTGGGTTATCTTTATTTTGTTCTATGACTTTATCCAACTTATTTGCCAACCACTTTGCACTATCTTTATCCATAGCAAGTTTTGCAACACCAGAATCAAAAGACATCAAGTCTGGTTTTTCTCTCATTATACCAGCACGTATATCTTTAATAATATCTCTTATATCAGAACGCATAAATCTAGCTGCATATGCCTGTTCAAATCCAACAACATCTAAACCTTCTTGTTTAGCCATATTAAATAAATCATTGTATATCAATCGTAATTCTTTAGCTCCATCACTCATTGTGTTGGTAAGACCTTTGTTCATTTCAAGCTCACCTGTAAGTTTTCTCATAGCATCTTCGTCACCCATCTTTTGTAACAATCCTTTTGCTTGAAGTCTTTGTGCTATTTTACCTACAATGGATGCTTTTAAAACTGAATGATGTTCTATGTTGTGTGCCATATATCTAGCTTCAGGTGTAATGCCAGGTCTACTAAGTTTTTTCTCAACACTTCGTAGTGAACTTAGAACAGTTCTTTTCTTTCCTGCAAAAGTAAAGCCATCAATGGTTAGTGTATCTAATGCTTTTTGCAATGAACCAAATGGACCACCCATATAATTACGTTGTGCTGCTTGTTCATAAGCTGCTACTTCTCTTGATATGTTTTCAAGATTCATACGTGTATCAAGCTTTTTATTTATTTGATAGAGCTCTTTGTTTGTCAATGCACCAAACCCTCTATCCTTTGCACCTAAATTCTTTGGAACATTACCACCACGTAATGAGAATAATATAGTTCTAATTTCATCATCATCAACAATACCTAGATTATCAAGCTTATCTCCAACAGATTTTACTAAAGTAAATCGTGGTGATTTCAAACTATTCTCTATCTTAAACTTTTCATAGAATTTTGTTTCATCTATAATTTCTTCTATACCGCTTTGTTCTTTTCTAAATCTAATTCTACCTTGCTTATCATATCCTTCTATAAATACTCTTGCACCATCATCATCATAAAACTCCCTTTTAAAAAAGTCATCAAGCTTTCTTCTTTCTAATATATTAGCAGTAACTCTTTTAATTTCATCAGGTCTATCTTTGAACTTTATAGAAGAGTTGTTACCAAAGGTTGCATTGGTATCATCTATAAGTTTCTTTTGGTTTTTAATAAATCCTTGTACTCCTACACCAGTGACTCTTGCTGCACCTAAGATACCACCTACTACTGCAAAGTCTTCAGGGCTTGGTAGAAGTTCTCCTTGTTCCCAAGCATATGGCATAGTAAATCCTGCACCTTCTCCTAGTCCTCTAGCTAAAGCAGAAGGAACTTTACCTCTGAATGCATTTGCTGCTGCAACACCAGCAACTCTACCAATAGGAAATGAGGCTGCACCTGCTAAGGATTTACTAAATATCTTAGAATACTCTACATCATCTCCTGTAATTTTTTGATTTAAATATTCGTGAGAACCGCTAATCAAAGCAAAACCAGAAGAGTCAAATACAATCCCATCTCCTTCTTCTAAAAATGTTTTCTTTAATTGTTTGTTTACCCTGGATAAGTAGGTAGGATTTGCACCATTATTTGCTAATGTTCTAGTAGCATCATTGATATTGGTTTGCATTTGTTTTCTAAGAGCTTGTCTTTTGACAGCTTCTTTAGCACCAGTCTTGGCTACTTGTTTAAATGCAGCTCCACCTATACCTCCACCTGCAACATAAGCAGGTAAGTCAAAACCAAATGAAGCAATAGATGCAGCAACATCAAACAATACACCACCTTGAAATCCAGATAGGTCATATTTATCTCCACCATTGAGTTGATTTACAAGACCTAAGATACTTCTATTGTATCCTTCTTTCCATACTGCACTCATATAAGAAGGTGTTTCTAATCGAATTGGCATCTGAATAGATGCTGTTGGGGAAGGCAGGTAAGATACTTCTTGACGCCCTGTAGTTCTATGTCCTGGTTGGTGTGGCATTATTCGCCCAATAGTTGCAAGATTTCATCTAAGTAAGCACCGCTTCTTAAGTTTGACTCGAGCCTATCAATTCTTCCTTGTATAAATTCTTGTCTAGGCACATTTATTTTTGGATTTACTCTAGTTCTTCCTTTTACTCTTTCTAATTTTTTTTGTGCTTTTCTTAATTGTTCAACATCGTACATTCTATCGTCTGCAACAAATTTAGAACCAGTACCTCCTGCCTCTCTTGACGTCAAGGTACTCGCTAAAGACATCCTAGCGTCACTACCAGAAAGATATAAACTATCTAAAATTTTAAGTGCTTGATTATCATTTATATCTACACCTAATCTTTCCACACTATCTATAAGCTCATCTACCAACTCTGGTAACTGTGCTGCTTCTTCGTCTGTATATTGTCTGCTGACGTAATCACTTGGTTGCTCTATCAAACCACTTATTTGATTTAATGTAGAGACAATAGGGTCAAGTTGTTCTGCTGGATTCTCTCCTAAAGTATCAGCTTCTAGTGCAGATATATCTAATCGTTCTAATGTTTGTACGTAGTTTTCATCTAAACCTAAGTCATCTATATCTTCTAATAATGAAACAGCTTCTTGTTGATTTTCATTTAAGGTTGCAACATCTACTGCCGTGCCCACCCCTGACTCTACAGGTAAACCAGAAGACTCTTCATCTTGCTCAGGCTGTGGTGCAAATAATTCTAATGCATAGTTAAACTCATTTTTACTTCTATTATCAAACAGGTCTAACTCTTCTAACAAGTCTTCTTGATTAGATTCAAGTTTGTTAATTCTGTCTCGTAGTTGTCCGTATGTTACATACGCAGGTTGCGTTGCATTTCCTAAGTTGATAGTCAATCCTCCTTGATAACTAGGCTGTGGAAAATCTTTTGTCCCTAGGTTGGTAGTAGTAAGCCCTCTTAATTGTTGCTCATCTAAGCCTTCAAAGTTTGATTTAAAATTTGATTCTATTTGTTTCAACTGAGCTATCTCTCTAAGATTTGTTGAATACATAACTTTGTATTGATTGTAGTCATCTGTTTCTCTTTTAGTAATAACACTTGGCAAGTCTTTCATTCTACTTTCAGCAACAGTCTTTGCTTTGTCAGAGTAATAACTATCGGTTCTTATCTTATTGTAATCTTGTACAAGTTCTTGTACGCTTTCAGCCTTTGACATATCTTGTAATATTTGTTCTTCGGATTGTATAGTTTCAAAGTTGTATTTACCATCCATACCTGCAACAAGTTCAGTTAATCCCATTTGGTCTGCTAACTTTCTTTTATCTGATAAGTTGTCAAAGTTTCTTTCAAACTGCATAAACAATCTATAGTCAGATTCTTTTTGCTTTTGAACTCTTCGTTCTTGTTGTAACTCTTGAGCTGCTTCTAACTGTCTTTGTTGTATACGTTCAGCAGGTGTACCAAAAATATCTTCAATGATATTTGTTTTCTTTGGTGCTCTTACATTTATATTAATATCTCTTGTTAATCCGTTTGCCATAGTTGCTCCTTAGTATTCTTGGTCCTGCTCTTGGTCATCTCCAAAGGTAGCTTTATACCAGGCATCAAAGATAGAAGGTGTAGGATACTCACCATATTGTTCATAGTATCCACGCACATAACTATTTGCCTGTGCCATTTCGTTTTCACTTAATCCATATGAGTTGATAGTAGATTGTAAGTATGCAGGATAATCTCCAATTTCAGCACCAGTTTCTGGCATAGCATCTACTGCCAAGTCTGGGTCCGCCTGTACAACAGATTCAAATAAATCAGCTAATCCGCTTTGTAGATTCTCCATATATCCACCCAAGATGGAATCAACTTCACCTAAGTAAGTAGATTCATCTGCTAATAATTGTCTTGATAATGCAGTTTCTAACACATCAGTAGCTTCTTGTTGTTGTCCTGCTCTTCTACCACTTATTAATCCTGCTGTGCTTCCAGCCTCTGACATTCCTAACAATGTACCAGCTTCTCTTGAAGCACCTTCTAATGTTTGTCCAAACAAGCTACTTCTATATTCTTGTGCATTAGCAAGGTCACTACCAAGATTTGCTAGTGCATCTGAGTATCTTCCTGCACCTGCAAGTTCTAATGCTTTATATAGCTCACTATTAGGCAAAATTTCATTGTAGTCAAATCCAGCTAATGCTCCAATCTCTTGAATGCTAAGCTCACCATCTGCTAAAAACTTTTCATATTGTGCTGCTTGTGATGGTGGCAATGCTTGTAATGCAGTTTTAATTAAATCTTGCGGGTCAGTTCTAAATCGTTGCATACCAGTTTGTGGAACGTTTGCTCCTTCTGGCACATCACCTGATGGGTCTGCTGTGTCTTGGTCTCCATCTTCTTGGTCTGGACCAAATGACATAGAGTATGGGTCTTGTAATCCCATATTGTTCATCTGTGTATTAAAATAATTTTGTTGTATAGGTGCTTGTGTTCTAATAGGTGCAAGAGGTTGGTTACCTATTTGTTGAAAGTTTGTATTGATTGGTGTTTCCATACCAAACATATTTTGACCAGATATACCATATTGATTCTGTGGCTTTCTTTGTCTTAGATTTTCTAAAGGTGCTACACCTAGTAAGCTTTGTAATTTACTTGCCATTATGAACCCTTCTTATTGACGTTTGTTGCACTAAAAATATTTGTTTCGGGAGTTTCAGTATCTTCATTCTGAGGCATAAAGATAAATGGGAACATAGAATAGTCAGTAGAGCTATCATTAGCAACAAGTTTAGATAAAGCAATCTGTGACAATAATCCTATATTGTTTCTATACTTTTCTGGATTCTTGTATTTGTCTACTGCTTTAATGTAGTCACCTGGGTCTGTATAGTATTCTTTATACTCTTTTGCTATATCTCCTACACCTTCTTTTACAAGAGATAATAAATCTTTTACATTGCCGCCTGTACCAAACTGACCCTTAAAATCTATGTCATCAAACTTATCTTTTATTTTATCTGCTGTTTTTTTATAGGCTTCGCTTTCTTGGATAACACTAAATGCTTCTTTTATACCTACATCCTTTACAGTGTTTCTAAATTGCATACCTTCTGTAAGCTGTCTAGTTAAATCTCTAACTTCCATATCTGCGTTATTTGCAGCAGCTTTTAAAAACTGAACATTCGATGTATCTATACCACCAATAGCAGCACTTCTTCTTTTATCTAATACTGCACCTTGTATAAGTTTATTAACTACATCGTCTGCTTTTGTAGGTGTTAAGGCAGTAATAGTATCTGCAATAGTTGCTAAAGGACCTAGGTCCCTTGCGTTTGCTGCTTTCTGCAATCTTGCATTTACTTGTTTTTCAATTTCAATAGTATCTTCAGCTTGTACTCTCATTAAATCTAGCAACTGATTATACTTTCTATTGCTGTATCTATTTTGATTTTGAAATTTTCCTCTTACACTATATGCCATATGTGTCCTTACGTAAAGATGTTCGTCTAAAATTTACCAATTTTTCCTCTATCAAGTCAAGTTGAACAGCCATAAACAACCTATTACTTTGGTATAACATTGGTACCATCTGCTGTTTGTTCAAATTCATTTGCTTCAGTGTTAGCATTCCCTGACTCAGGAACAGAACCAAAGAACTTTTCTCCTTCAGCAACTCTTACTCCACCCTTAAATACTTTTACCGCATTCTTCTTAGGTTTCTTTACATCTGAAAACTTTGCAAAGTTTTTTACCTCTTGTATTTCAGGACTACTAAACTCTAACTCAAACAGTTTGCCAAATTCTTTTCTAATTAGTTTCAATCTACCTCTGTGAAATGTTAATACCTCTTCACCGTTTCTAAGTTGTTCTTTTGAAACAGGTCCTTTCTTTAATGGTCTGTTCACTATCTAACTCCCTTTCTTCTATACACTACAGTAATATCCTCTAGCTCAAAATCTGCCTCTGCTGTACCTGTAATCTTAAACTGCATAGATTTACAGTTCTCTACTGTTGTAGGCACAAAGGATGTTTGTGTCATTGTACCGCTTGTGCTTAATGCAGTGCTTGAAAACTTGTTTGTCCCTGGAAACGCACCACCATCATAGGCTACTGCCAATGTTAGATTGTCCCCCGCTTTGTGTGTTACATAAACTTTTTGTAATCTTTTATCAGATGATGGCACACCAAAGTCATATTCTTTTGTTTTGATTTCTATGGTATGTGAAGCTGAAGTTGTATTAAATCTTCTCATCTCTCCTGTTTCATCCATCAGGCATAGCTCTTGATTGAATCTAATAAAGTTAGAAACATTGTCACCAACTAACACACTTGATGTATCTATGTTTACAATAGACTGTGTTACTACATCATAGATGTATCCTGCACTAGTATTAGAACTTGTATCACCTAACACGAGTATTTGATTTCTTTTTGGTATAAATCCAACCTGCACTTTCTCAGCGTTTACATTGGTTGCCCAGGTGTTATCATCAATCGCATTAGAAAGCTTCACTATGGTATCAAAGAATGCGAATAAACCGTGTTCATTTGCCCATACTAAACCTAAGTCTGTCTTTACTACTGCTCCTGGACTTGATACTCCTCTGTTCTCAAACTCTCCAACCACACTCCAATTAGCATCAGAACCAGAAGTAATATCAATAATAAATAGTTTGTTCTTTTTGTATACAAACAATCTATCTTGGAACTCCATCAGCTTTACAATCTCATCACCATCGTTTGTTCCTATATCTAAAAAGTATGACTGTGGAAATGTATCATACTTTCTTACAGGTGTATATTGTATTCTGTCTCCTAATCTTCTACCTCTGCCATCCGTGTCTTTATAAAATACATTACCCACAAATGCACGTTGGTTTGCAACTACTGCTGTATTATATCTATATGCTGTTGCTTCGTGAAAAGAGATTGCGTGTTCTTCTAAATCAAATCCATTAATAGCAGAATATGTTAGTGAGCTAGGGTTTTGTAATACATAAGCATAGTATTGGTTGGTACCAGCAGCTCCCTCTTTAGGGTCAGAAGTATGAAAGTGGGTTCCTTCATCTTGAAGTGCATCAAAGTCATCACCTAAAGTAGTTCTTGAACCTTGTTCTAAATCTACATCTAATACTAATCTAAACTCATCATCTATATCATTAAAGTTTTTAGCATATACTCTGAAGCCTTGTATAAATTTACTCATACCTGCATCTGCTATTGCCGCAGAGGTTAAGACTACTTGACCATCAGCTATATCAACGTTGGTGCTAAATGTAGATATTTTAGATTCTTGTCCATCAAAATATACATAGCTTAATCCAATGACATATTTACCTTCTGCCCATAAACCATCTACCTCTCCACTTTGTGGGCTTACTGCTTCTACTGCTACTGTAATATCTTTTGTGTCAGGGTCTCCTAAATCGTGGTATCTATCTGAAGCGGTAGGGTCGTTAGGGTCTTTTGTGTCACTTGACAATGCTGATACATCATTAGTCATATCAGGTGCTGTTAGTACAGAAGTAGTAGCGTGATATGCTGCAGCTGTTGTCTCATATACACCACCTCTTGATGGTAAAGGAACAAAGGTTGTAGTGCTTGAGGTAGTGTTTGCTTTATCTTGTACTCTCAATCCACCATTAGCATAATAGTATACAGGTTCTGTATTAGTAGGGTCAGTGTCACTATCATCTAGGTCAAGATTAAATTTTTCTGCCAAAGTTTCTGTCGGATTACCTATAAATACTTCTCCACTGCCTTTAGTATATGCAATGAACTCACCAGCAGTTATACCTGATGCTATATCTTCATCTGTTCTAAAGCTAAACAATCCTGCATTAGCAACAAACGAAGGTGAAGCAACATTCATACTAGCATCTGCACCTCCATCTGCAGCAATAAATGTATCTGCTTCAAACTTGCCAGGTGTTTTAATTCTACCTACTGCACTGACATCTATGTTCTTAGCTTCTGCTAAGAATCCTTCAGGTAAATCTTTCTGGGAGTCTTTGTTATTGACTCCACCATCATATCGTTGTATTAGTATTCCTTCTTTTGCCATTATCTTATCTCAAGTCTGGTGTTTTATTAGTTTTATATAAAAATCTCATCGGTATTCCCTCATCAAATATCATTTCATTTATAGCTCCATAATCTTCTGCTTTATCAATATTTTTAGTGATAGGGAAATCTTGGTTAAGTAATCTCTTATGTCCAATATCATAATCGTCAAACTTTAAAAAATCATCAAACTTTTCTCCAAATACAGTGTCTTGACCTCTAAGTTTATAATTTTCTATTTTGTCCATCATATAAGATTTAGGAATTTTAAAGTGTAATAATTCCCCATCTGTTCTTCCTGAGTATCTTCTTGCATTATTGTATTCTGTTGTTGCAAAAGCTGCTCTACTTGTTGTAAAATATCTATTACGTGATATTGTTCTTTGATTTAAAAATTTACTTCCTATCATTCTATTGTGTTCAGCAAAAGGATTTTTTCTAATTTCTTTCATAGAAAAATTGGGTCTAAAATATTCTCTAGGCAAAACTTCTTCTCTCAAAGGCATAAATCCTTTCATTCCTGGAGAGAGATAATTCTGCTCATTTGAAGTATATAAATCATCTAAATAGTCCTCTTTTGTTTTACCCCACTCTTTATATTGTTTAGGTCCAACTCTTTTTTCTAAACGAATTAAAGATAATGGAAACTCACCAGTCTCTTTATATCTTTTAAGTAAACCAGGACCGCCAGGACCGCCTACTTCGTTGAATATAAAATCTAACTGCTTATCATCTAATTCGTCAAACCATCTATATTGTCCTCCCACAAGATACTTTTCCCCTTTAAAATCTATTATTTTATTTGACTCATCGCTTTTTCTATATCCGTGGTATACATCTATAAGCTCTTCTCCAGCTTTCTCTGCTACCTTCATCCCTCTTTTAGCAGCCACTGCAGCACCTACTACAGGTAGGATAGAAGCATAGGACAATGCAGCGTTTCCGTGTTCTCCTTCTAGTGAGTATAATATACCGTCTGTTAAGTCAGCAATGCTTCCTGCTATTTCTGTAAACAATGCCGTTGGGGGAGAGGCTATACTTGCACCAGCAGTAGCAAGTCCAAAGTTTTGTAATGCTCTGTGAATCTTCTCTCTTCTATCCATTTCTACAGAATCAGATTGAAGTTTTCTGGATGTACGGGTAGCATTGGCAGTATTCAATGACACTGCCGCTGCCTCATAGTTAAATGATGGTGAACCTACTAGGTCCAACATTGTAGTCTTTTTCTTATCTGACACAACCGCATCCACATTCACAATTCATATCTCTCTCCTATTTTTTGTTTAAAGCTTTTTTAACTTCAGCCCAAAGCTTATCATCTAATTTATTAGATGACTTAGCTACTAACCAGTCTCCTAAATGCATTAGAATAGCTTTGATTAATTTTTCTGTACCTAAGCTTGTAAGCACTTTACTAATTATTACGTTCATTGTTATCTCCTATTTGTTACTTTTCAATACCTGCAACCTAATATCTTCTATGATTGTATCTTCATCAAACTTCATAGAAATACCAGGTTCAAATCTTTTTACTTCTTTACCATTCTTTAAAACAATAATGGTTGGCACTATTTTAATATTCCACTCTTTTGCTATAGTAGCACCAATAGTTTTGTTCTCAATATCTATTTCTGCTATATGGCAAATCTCATCTAGCTTTTCTATATGTACTCTGTTTCCATAGTTCCAATTAGCATTCACCTGCACTACTGAGCAATTATGTACATTTAATAACTGTACTTCTTGGAAACTATCCAAAGAAACTGATTGCGAGTATAGCGATGAAGTAAAGAGTCCAAGACCCAATAACCACATACCTATCAACTTTTTCATAATTCATCCTAGT